GCAGGGATCGTCCAGATCTTCTTCTCGATGTCGATATCTGCCCAGCGAGTGGTTGCTGCCTCGACTGGCCGGGTCATGGTGTGGAGCTGCCACTCGATCAGGCAGCGGGTTGTTCTTTTTATGCTGGCATTGGCGATTGCCACCATGAGCTCTTTCAGCTCATCGGGGGGGAGTGCCGCCATGTTTTTCTTTTTCGGTTTCTTGAAGACGGAGCGGATACCGCTGAGCGGGTTCGCGTGAATCAGTCCCGAGTTGACCCCGTAGGTCATGATCTCGTTGAGCCGCTGCGTCAGCCGCTTCACGGTTTCAAGGCTGCCCTTGGTTTCGAGTGGTCGGAGCAGGTTGATGACTCGCGGTGCGCTGATGGCTGAGATCGGTGTGGCGCCCAAGTCCGGGAATATGTGCAATGTTAGCGAGCGCCAAATGTCCTCCGCGTAGGCTGGCGTCACAGCATCTTTCTTCAGCTCATACCAGGACATCGCCACATTCTGGAATGTGTGCTCAGTCGCAGCTTGTTTAGCTTGCAGCACAGCATCCCGTTTCTCTTTAGGGTCGATGCCGTGGGCAAGTGCTTCCCTCGCTTCAATGGAACCCTTACGTGCTTGCGCTAACGAGACTTCGGGGAAGGTTCCCAGTCCCATGTTGATCCGCTTCTTCGTCACAGGGTGTCGATAGTTGAAGTTCCACAGCTTAGAGCCATTGCTTCTCACTCGCATTTGAAGTCCGCCGCCATCAAATAGGACGTAGTCCTTTTCAGCAGGCTTGGCAGATTTGATTTTGAGTTCAGAGAGGCGGGTAGCTTGTGCGCACATTGGCATTCCAGACTTGATTTTGGCATTCCAAAAATTAGCACTTACGGGCTTGGAATGCCATTTGGAATGCCAAAAGGTGTAGCTGCTCATGGACGTCCGTGGACGCCGATGGCTTTGAAAGCCCCGTATTTACTGGCTTTCAGGCACAAAAAAGACGTCCGTGGACGTCTTTAGATGTAAATTTGGTGGAGCCGGGGGGATTTGAACCCGCGTCTAGCCCTTGTTCTACGCTGCCTACAGGCCAATTGCTGGCATAAAGCTGTCATTCCCGTCATGATGCATAGCGACGACAACCCAAGGAAAGGCCAGCATGCCACCACCACGGATTACCCAGAACTTCATTGACCAACAGGTCCTAACGTTTATCAAAGACTTGGACCGAGCAACCGCACTGTACGAAAAGATTTGCGAAAATGGATTTGTACTGGCTGCAGACGGTGTTACTACGAAGCGCATCAATCAGCCAGACGCTAGGGACATGACGCAGTTCATATTCTTTGAAGTAGCGGCTAAGTTTGAAGATTTTGCGAAAACCATGTTTCAGTCTGAGGTTCGGCATCGGCTAAAAGTTACTCGGGCTCAAGCTGATTATGTCATGGGTGACGCAGATAATGGCATGAATTCAAAAATGGGTTGGGGCACACCTGCGATGCTTACTAATCGGGGCAAAAACCTATTTGGCGTCAGCTCTTTCTTCGGCTCACTTTCTGCTCATATTGGTGAACCTGCATACAAAACATTAATTAGTGCTCACACTGTTAGGAACCGGCTTGCACATAGCGGCGGTGCTGCGCAAACTAAATTCGTCAAATTACTTGAAGGACTTGGAATACCGGGTAGCGAAAGGCAGGGAATGGCCGTTGGTCGTTTTCTGAGGGATTATCCGAAGACCAAGCCTAAAGACCAACGATACTTTCATTCTTATCTTGCCGCATACAGAAATTTTGCAGAAAAAGCCAAGGCTGAGCTTATAAAAAACTCCCCTTGAAGAATCAGCGCTCCTCAGAAATTGCGCCGGTGGTTGTTCCGTTAGCACTCCAGAGTCTTTCTGCTCTGGTACCAGCAGCTTCATCTGCGTGAGGCATCCACCGGCCGTATACCCTTGCAATCATCGTCCAGTCACTGTGACCCATCTGCTTGGCCACCCACATTGGGTGCTCTCCTGCTGATAGCATCATTGACGCATAAGTGTGCCTGGTCTGGTAGGGGCGACGGTATCGAACCCCAGCCTTCTTCATCGCCGGATGCCACATAGTCTTGCGGATCGGTTGATCGCCGGCCCAGCGCTCAAGTGTTCGCGGATTCTGGAACACCTCTTTATCGGCCAGGAATGTGTGCGCCTTTTGTGCCGTCAGTGCTTCAAGAGCGGGGCGCAACAGCTTCACCGATCGCCGGCCCGCGGCAGTCTTCGTCACTTCAGCCTCCCCACCTGCAGCCTGAGTCATTGCTCGGCTGATCATCACTTCCCCCCGCACCCAATCCACATCACCCCAATCCAGCGCGACAAGCTCGCTTGTCCGGAGCCCTGTCCAGAGCGCGAACTGCACCATGTTCCTGGCCTGTCCACTCAGGGCAGCCAAAATCGCCTGTTGCTCCTCGGGCGTGAACGGGTCCACATCGTCATCCTTCGACGGCGCTTCCTTCCTGGCGTAGGTCCATCCGGACAGCGGGTTGATATCTAACAACTCTTCGTCGACGGCATCATTGAGTGCAGACCGGAGGCAGCTCTGGATGTTGCTCAGTGTCTTGTTACCGACCTGTAGGCCATCCAGCCAGTCACGCACCAACTTCCGTTTAAAATCCACCACTAGGTGATGACCGAGCGCAGGCACCAGTCGAAGCTCGACAATCTTCCTGTAGCCCTCGAAGGTGCTGCTCGATATGTGCTTTTGCTTGGCGGCCAGCCACCTGGTGAGAAACCCACCCACGGTTTCCTGACTGGTCTCCGGTGCGAACTTGGCGGCCCGGGGCGAGCCAGGGAACGTGACGGCATAGTCAAACGTCCCCTGAGCAATCGCGTGCTCGATCGCTGCCTTGTGCTGCTGGGCCTTTTTCAGATTAGTGGCGGTGGGCTTGAGCGCGACGCGCTCGCGGCACCGAACACCCCGGTACATGAACGTGATCTCGATGCTCGAGTCTGAGACTGCCCTGACACCGCTCCCGCCTCTACCCATGATTCATATCCTTCCATGTCAATCAGCGTCCGGCCATCCGGAGCTTTCAGCCAAATCTCACCAAGCCGCCAGATCCCGTCGCGGATCTTTGAGCGGATCGCGTCCTCGGTGTAGCCAGACTCGCTGGCGAATTTTCTGACGGTCATGTAGCGCATAGATCTACTCCACCTGATGCGTCAGGTTCGGGTTGTCACGCCGATCTGTAACGGCAGGTACAGCCAGCGCCGCCAGCTCAGCCACCAGCGCCTCTGCGCGCCCGTAGAACTTCCCGGTGTCCTCGTTCACGAACCGCTCGAGCACGGTGGCCACCGCCTGCTGGTTGGCCAAACCGCGCAGATCGGCGCTGGGCACGGTCACATCGGTAGATGGCTCATGCACGAAAGCCTCCTGACTGATCAGCAGGGTGCGCACCGGCCTGACGCCCTTGCACTTGCTTACCCAGTTCGTATCGGGCACGCACCAAGGCAGCATGTGCAGGCACCAGGCAGTCGCTGCGTTCGACTTTTGGCTGCTGCTCCAGTACTCGCTCAGGCCGAACGCCTGGGCCGCATCCTTGACCGTGTACAAACCATCGTGGCCCCAGTCCGGCAATTGCAGCAGGTTGCAGCGCAACACCTGCAGCTCCTCGATCGACGGGATGTGCCAGCCCCACGTACCACGAATGTTCATTCCCAGCACCTTGCGGGCGATGGCGCTGCCCTCAGCGGCCATGGCCTGGGTGTTGGCCATTCCGTCGAAGCGCGATGTGGCGCCACGGATGCGAGGCCGTGGGCCTTCCTCCTGCCACCAGTGGGCGGCCACCTCGAAATCCCGGCCCGCATCGATCACCGCGTGCTCGGCGCCGTCGAAGAAGATCCGGCCGGCGTAGAAGCCGCCGCCCAGGGGCTGGCCCACGGCGGGGAGGGCGGCGCGGTTGATTGCTCGACGCTTCATGCAACACCTCCTGAAACGTTGCAGCTGTAACGCGCCTGAAACAGCTTTGACAAAGGTTGGTAATAGGCGTAAATCCTGCGCGACTGGTAATAAAGCCTGTTGAGGATCAGCCTGTGACCAGCCTTCACCGTGGCAACAAATACTGGGATTGGGCCGACCACCTTTTGCCTGATATAAAGCACGAGGAGTTTCTTTGCGACGGGACGATGATCAACGTGATCGCCCGCTTGTCGAGGTCCCAGGCCACGCAGGTTTTCGTGGGCGTGTACAACGTCAGAGGCAAACCGCTCCTTGAAGAGTTCTACGACTCTACCCTGCACGCTAACCCCGGAGAGGGCTTGAGCTGGGGCCTCAATCTGGCACGCAGATTCTGTTTCGACGATCACTCGGTTTCGGGTGAGCGGCCCTTCTAGCCCGAGCAACCTAACTAGCGCGAAGTGATCGGTCAGCACCTGGCTCGCATCCAGTCCGCAGGCGGCGGCCAGAGCAGCGACCTGGACAAATGTGGTTTCGCGATGTTGGAGGGCTTCCCACAGCAGCAAGAGCATGGTGGCGCGGGTCATGGCTGCTGCTCCGGGTGAGGTTCCTTGTCGCGATCGAGGAGTTTGTCGATTCGGGCAATGAGCCTTTCGCGGAACTCGGCGCTGCCTTGGTATTCGTTGATGAAGGCGATCGACTCCCTCAGCAGGATATCGGCCTCAGCTAGCTGGGCCTCGCGCTCCACCAGCTTCGCGGGCAGATCGCCCTCGCTGGCGCTGACGATTACCCCCTGATCGGCAGTACCTTCAGCAACCCGGCGCAGGTGGATCTCCTCGCGGTCGACGACCACTCCTGCCGGGGCCACGATGCCGAGGCGGACCTGCTGGCCATTGACGCTGGCTACGGTCACCCAGATGTTGCCGCCGATGACGATGGATTTTCCGGTGTTGCGGCTGAGCATGAGCATTGGTGAATCTCCTTATTTCAGGCAAGCCGAGGGCCTGCCGAGTAACTTGGCTTTAAATGAAATTTGGGTGTTACTGGGCGGAATTTACGCCCGGCCTATCAGTGAAGTTTCAGTACCTGCTGCCCATCCTTTTCAAGCTGGATGATCTTTCCCTCAATGACAGGCTTCTTGAGCTGCCACCGTCGCATGGTCTTTCCGGCGAGGCTCGCCAAGCCGAGCTCCTGCTTAAACTCAGCCATCAGCATGTGGCGTTGCTGCTCAATCGACATAGAACGATCCTGGAGGTCGCGAGCCATCCTGTTAAACGCCTCGATGAAAGCCTCCTTCCAAGCTGCCGCCTGCTTTCCGGTGAAGCCCATGACAACGAACATGAATCCGTCCTTCGTCATGTTGAACATCCGCTGAGATCGACCGTACTCGTCGCTGTAAAAGATCTCCTCAAAATTGAGGAGACGAAATTTCGCAGAACATTTGACGTTGTTGATCGTGCGCAGCACGTTGTCGTGACGCTTTCCGAAACACTTGGCCACCTTCACCGAGTCAGTGGTCGGCTCGTCGCCGTCGCAACTCACAAGCTCGTGGTAGTCGGCCTCGGTCAAAATCAAATCAGTCATCCAGGTTTCCCTCGATTGGATTCATCGTCGCAAGTCCATTCGCTGGCTGGTTGGTCACCGCGCAGGGCTCTCGCTGGAAAGCCCTCGACGCTGACCTGGCCATGTCAGCAGTACCCGTCAGCCTGGCGGGCTTCGACGATCTGGCGCACCTGGTCCTTGTCGAACACCAGCGCCGTTTGGAACCCGCTGGAGGCAGTGCGCGCCCGCTTCGGCTCGTAGCCCAGTCGCATCACGTAGCGACGTGCTGCGCTGCGGTCCATCTTCAGGAGATCGGCCAGTTCTTTGAGGGTGGTCATCTTCCCTTGAGCTGGAGCGAGGGCTGGGCCTGCTGCCGCCTGGCTCGATTCCGAGCTGATACCGATAGTCACGCTTATCATGGAGTGCTCTCGCTTGTGAGTTTCGTGGTTAGGCTACTGCCACCTGCTGCTCAACCCGCCGCGCCGCAACGCGGAGCTCGACCCGACGCTCGCCGCCGTTTCCACCTCGGCGGATGCGCATTGCCACGTCATCGCCGATCATCGAGTGAAGGGTCAGCACCAGCGCCAGGGCTGTGGCCATCGGGCTAATCAGACCCTTCTGCATGGCTACGGCAACCAGCTGTGCCCGCCGGGTAACGCCGAGTTTCGTGGTCGCGCTTAGCACGCGCTTCTTGATGGAGTCGGGCTGCACGCCAAGCTCGCGCGCCAACTCTTTTGAGGTCTGGCCGCAAGCAATCCCCAAGACGCATTGCACCTCGCGCAGAGACAGCTCGCGGCCCAGGAAGCCGGTCCAGCCATTGGCGGTGATCGAGATTGCTGTTGTCATTGAGTTCGCTCCGTGCTGTCGATGGCGAAACATTACTACTGGCAATATTTATTGTAAATGCCTTTGGTAATTTATTTTCTCTCTGGGCAAAAAAAACCGCCTTTACGGCGGCTTGGTGGGGGTGAGGTCAAACGCAGTTGCCTCCTCTCCAAAGGACTTTTCCAATGATTGGAAGACTGGCAATGTCCGACTCGGCTATCACCTCATCAGGATACAGATTTCTGTCGGGGTTCTCGCTTCTAATCAACCACGAACCGGAGATCTGCTGGATCAGTCTTTTGGCTGTGATCGAGCCATCCCTACGCTTGATCATGTAGATCTGGCGATCTTCAGGCACAGTCTTAGTGGAGTCAAAAAGCACCACATCCATAGCGCAGATGTGGGGAGCCATATCATTGCCATCGGCGTAGATAATAAACAAATTGTGAGGGTATACCCCCATTTCTCGAAGCCATCCTCGCCTGAAAACCATGCCTTCTGTAAGTCCAACATGATCGTCGTTTACGCCTTTCACGAAGCGTTCTTCTGCCTTGTATTGAGGAATCAATACGTATTCCTCGAAAGGAACTGCCCCTTTGGCCTGGTGAGCGGCAATCCTGTTAGCAATGAATGCGCGATTCGCTTCTACCGAAGCAGAGGTCAGTAGTTCGATTTCCTGCGCAAGGCGTGGGCTGAACTCTGAAATCTGCACCTCGAGAATCTTGGCGAATCCGGCGGCAATCGGGGCATTGAGAGGATTAACTGCGTTCAAGTAGTGGCTTACAGAGCTCTGATTTATGCCAAGAAGCTCTGCAAGCTTTTCCTGGGTAAGGCCGAGCTCCCGCTTTTTGAGGTTGAAGATCCTCTTTAGGCGGAGGCATTCGGCTTTCCTGTCATCGGGTAGGTTTCGTTTGCTCATGATAGCAGAATATTCCCTACGGTAATATCTTGACAAATGCCAAAAGCATTTACTTTCAAAAATGCCATTGGTACTATCGATGTGAATTTCACTCGAGAGAACGCCATGAGCACTCTTCATCTCAAAGAATTTGCCAAGAAGCGCGGCCAGCCAGAGGCGGCCATTTTGCTGGGGCTCACTCAAGGTGCGCTCAGCAAGGCTATCCGCGTTGGACGTCTCATTCTTGTTACTGAACAGGCAGACGGCAGCTTTACCGCTGAAGAGCGCCGGCCCTTTCCAGCTCGTTCGGAAGCCAAGTCACGTACGATCTCCGGCCCGACCATGACTCAAATGCTACCCCCCGCCACTGCCCAGCACATCTCCACTGCGGCGGCTGTGAATTCATCCAGTACCGCGCAGGACTCCCCATGAGCGCCTGGACATCCCAGTTTTTGCTGTCTGGCTGACTTTTCAGCAGGCAACAAAAAACCCGCCGTAGGAAGCGGGTTTCTTTAACCAGTCCCCGGCAAGGGACTTTTTGAATCTTCGTTCGAGGAGAACGATATGCCACGCCCAAAAAATAGCAAACCTCGTGTTGCTGTGCAACAACCAAAGGGGAGCCTGAGCAATCTGCGGCATCGCTTCCGTGCCGCCCACGGCGCTTACGCCATTGCCCGCGTATTGCTGGAAGACCAGGCCCAGCTTGCCGAAATGCTGTTGCCACGCGACCGAGAGGGTTTGCTCAGCGCTCTCGAGTTCTGCACTCAGGCGCTCTATGCCTATCACGAGTACGCCTATCTCGACGCACTCCCGCATGCCTCAGAGCAAGGCGGTGCCCAATGACAAGCTCCGTCGATAAGGTCGAGCTCGACGTGATTTTCACGCACACGTACTACGTGGTGACGATCGTTAAAGAGCCAGGCGCGTTGCGCTTCTCCATGCCCATTGTTCGCGACGAGGCCTCGGCGGAAGAGCTTGCCGCCATGCTACGCCGGTCTTTCCCAGGCCAGGAGGTTAAGGCCATCTGGGTTGCTGCACATCCGCACGAAGACATCAATGAGTGCCGCATTGTCGCCGCGCGCATGGCTGACATGGTCGGCTCCGTCCGTACCGCCGCAGATCCTGGCCATGAGCTGATGTCGCGCCTGGGTTTTTTCGGCAGGTACGAAGGAAGCGCGCCACAAAACTCAACTTCAAGGAAACGTGGCGCGGGAGGTGCGGCATGAATCTGGTCACCACCACCGCGCTAACTATGTCTTCGCAAGAAATCGCCGAACTGACCGGTAAGCGGCATGACAACGTAAAGCGGACCATCGAGACCATAGCAGCCAAGCGAGTGGTCCAACTTCCTCAAATTGAGGAAGTTAAAAACCACCTCGGCCAGACCGTCGAGCAGTACCTGTTCAGCGGTGAGAGGGGCAAGCGCGACAGCCTGGTGGTGGTCGCTCAGCTCAGCCCTGAGTTCACCGGGGCGATCGTCGATCGCTGGCAGGAGCTTGAGCAGGAGGCAGGCCGCCCCATGACCCCAGCCGAAATTACCGCTGCCAACGCCAACCACTTGGTGGCCGTTGAGCGCCAGCAGCGCGAGCAGCGGGCAGCGCTGGAGCGGATCGAGCGCCGCGTCGACGACTTGAGCCAGACGACCGTGTGGGATCACTGCCCACAAAACTGCCAGTCGCTCACCCGAATCAAGGAAACGATGCTCAAGCGGCATGGGCTGTCCGGAGCGGTTGTGGACTACGTGCTCAAGGTCTGGCCCAACCAGCCAAACCCGGCCGGCATGGTGCGCAACGGCCACGAGGAAGCTCTCGGCTCGCAGTACCTAGTCTGGTCGAAAAGCCACGTCACCGCCGCCTTCCATCGATTCGTGTCCGAATCCACGATGGTCACCGCCACCCAGGCGACCCACCCATATTTCGAGGGCCGGTTCCGCCTGGTCCAGAAGGCCCAATCATGAGCAACATACTGAACTTTCCGGAGCCATCCCAGGTGGAAGTCATCAACGAGGAGCACTTCACCAAGTTCGAAGATGCAGCCTTGCAGCTGAAGTGCTTCGAGACCATCGCGGACGCGGTTGAGGCAATCGACGGGGGCGCCCAGTTGGAGACTCACGGAGAGGTCCACGTCGGGCTGATTGAGGCGTGCATGGCGCTCGCTGTGATGTTCTACCGACGAACTGGCCATCGCATCCAACAGGTCGCGTCCGACCACCTTGATCAGCAGCGGCGCAGCTTGCTGGACACGGGAGAGGTTGTGTCGCCGGCGATACCTATCATGGCCTGGGGGCTGTTGAAGCCCCATGAGCCGGAAGCCTTCAAAGGCCTGGCCGATGCTGATCTTGTGCGGGCTGCATTCAGCTACACCCGAAGGTTCAACGAGCATGTTCAGGCCAACAGCCCTCAGCTGTTCGACCTTGAGCATGCACGCGTCCTGTCGATCGACGCGATGAGTGCGCTTTCCACCTTGGCTACGCGCCTGTCCGATGTCGCCACCACGGACCTGGGCGGCAATGCCCCGAGCTCGGAGACCCTCCAATGACCCCGATGCTAAGTCCCCCCCAGGCGCTCCAGCAGCGCGCTGGCGCAACGATCATCACCGGCCCCTGGCCGACCTACAGCCAATTCAAGGGCTTTCCAGAGCGAGAGCGGTGGGCGCTGTACGAACTGGCCAAGGCCGGGCGCCAGGCAATGGAAGACAAGGGCTTCGAGATGGCCGAAAGCTACGACGGCTTCGTGCGCCGTGTCACAGAGGAGCTTGACCTGTGAGCACCATCCTGATGACCGCCTGCTGGCCGCTCGAAATGAGCGCTGCCCAGAAGTCGGTACTGATCTCGCTGGCTGACAATGCCAACGACGACGGCGTTTGCTGGCCTTCGATTGCGAGGATCTGCGAACGCACCTGCCTGAAAGAGCGGGCGGTGCGCAACGCAATCCGCTGGCTGGAAAGTGTCAGCTTGCTGGTGGCAAAAGAACGGGCCGGGCGGTCGACCTACTACGTCGTAACCCCGGCATCTTATGCCCCCGGCATTAAATGCCCCCCGGCACCAGATGCCGGACAGCCCGGCACCACGTGCCCCACCCCCCGGCACCAGATGCCGGACACCCCGGCACCAGATGCCCCCAGAACCGTAATAGAACCCAAAGGTGAACCATCAAAGAACCGTAAAAGGGGAAGTGATGGGTTCACGGTAGAGCAGATGCTTGAGTTGGCACCGTCCGATCTGAGCGAGCAAACCGCCCGTGACTACTTCCAGTTCCGGAAGAAGAAAGGGCCTCTCAACCTGACTATCTGGAACAACGTGCTGGCCGAACTGGAGGGATGCCGGGCAACTGGTATCAGCCCCGACAAGGCCTTGGCCGAGGCGATGACGGCCGGTTGGCAGGGTTTCAAGACCTCCTGGATTGTCGACCGGCTGAAGAAGGATGCCTGGGCTTCCGGCACCAGAGGCTCAGGCCAATCCCCTCACACCGGATTGGACAAGATTGACCACACCGAAGGGCTTGAGCGCCAGGCCGACGGCACCTACCGCGTAGCGAGGCAGTACCCATGAACGACTTCATCCTGAAAACTCAGCGCACCATCTGCGATGACCACGGAGGCTACGATGCCAAGCTGGTGGAGCAGTTCACCGGCCCGGCGATCTGGACTGGCTGCCCACGTTGCGAGTTCGATGCTCGACACTCTGCAGACTCGCAGGTGCGCCAGCACGCTCATGATTTGCTCGACAGCCGCACGACCAATGCGCTGCTGATGGCCAGCAACATCCAGCACCGCTTCCGTGGCCTGGGGCTCGACAGCTACCGCACTGACTTCGCCCCAGGAGATCAACCAGGTGTTCTGGCGCGATGCCGTGGGTACGCCGAGAACTTCGACCAAAACTGGGAGGCCGGCCGTTCTCTGATCCTGCTTGGCACTATGGGCACCGGAAAGACGCACCTAGCTTCGGCAATCATCCAAGAGGTGATCAAGGCCGACGCGCTGGGTGGCGCCAATGCGCTGTACACCACTGCCTCGGACATCATTCGCAGCGTGAAGGAGACGTTCGGTAAGTCGGGCAAGAGCGAGGCCCAGGTGTACGCTGAGCTGTGCACCTACGACCTGCTGGTGGTCGATGAGGTCGGCGCTCAGCACGGGACGGATTTCGAGCGCCAAGTGATCTTCGAGGTCATCAACGGTCGCTACGGACGCAAGCTGCCCACCATCATGATCTCGAACCTGAGCCTGCCCGAGGTGCGCAAGTTCATCGGCGATCGGGTGGTTGACCGCTTGTGCGACAACGGTGGTGAAGTGCTGGTGCTGCGCTGGAAGTCCGTGCGGGGTGCTGCATGAGCCGCGATCTGTTCAGCATTGAAGCCGAGCACGCGCTACTGGGCGCCCTGATGCTCGATGCCAGCCTGTACGACGATATCACCAGCAATCTGACCACCCAGGACTTCAGCGACTTGGAGAACGCTGCGCTGTACCAGTCGATTTGCAACACACACGCCGCCGGCTACTCCATCGACCCCGTCACGGTCGGTTCGCGGTACCCGGCTTTGCCCAGCGGCGAGAGCACGATCTACTACGCGGGAACCATCGCCAAAAACACCCCCAGCACGGCCAACTGGAAGGCCTACCTGCGCACAGTGCTTGAGCGCTCCACGCTGCGCCGCGTGGTCGAGGTGGCTGAGGTGATCCGAAGCAGCGTGCACGACGATAAGCCGGTGGAGGAGGTGATCGCGCTGGCGCAGCAGGCCACTGCAGACTTGCGCAATCTCGACAGTGGCGAGCCCGAGTACCACCGCATCAGCGACGTGCTGCCCGCTGTGATCGACGGTATCGACGCACGGTTCAACGGGACCGCTTCGCGCGGAATGACGACAGGCATACCAGACCTAGACGCCATCCTGTGTGGCCTTCGCCCTGGCCACATGATCGTGGTGGCCGGCCTGCCGGGTTCGGGCAAGACGATCCTCGGCCAGCAGATTGCGCAGCACATCACGGTTTCACTTGGGCACGCTGGCCTGATGTTCAGCCTGGAAATGACCAAAGAGGAGCTGACCGCGCGCGGCATTGCCTCCTTAGGTGCCGTGAACCTGTCGCGCATCGACGCCGGCAACACCCTGCAGGACGACGACTGGCCGAAGATCACTGGTGCGGTGAACCTGCTGAATCGCGCCAGGCTGTATGCCAACGACCAGGCCGGCATGACCATGCCCCGCATCCGCTCGATCGCCAGGCAGTGCCAGAAGCGTGAAGGGCTGGACGTGCTGGTGGTGGATTACCTGACCTTGATCGCATCGGAGGGTGGCCAGAACCGCGCCCTGGAAGTGGGCAAGATCAGCACCGCCCTCAAGAACTTGGCCAAGGAGCTCGGCGTGCCGGTAATTGTGCTGGCCCAGCTGAACCGGGGGCCAGCCAACCGCCCCGACAAGCGCCCGCGCCCGAGCGACCTTCGAGATTCCGGCCAGATCGAGCAGGATGCCGACGCGGTGATCCTTGTGCATCGCGACGCCGAGAGCGAAGAGGGCCAGAACGGCGTCACCGAGCTGATTGTGGGCAAGTGCCGGCACGGAAAGCCCGGCACATGCCTCGTCCAGGCCCAGGGCCAATATGTTCGATTCGTGCCGTTCGGCGGCCGCCCACCAAGCGACGAAGAGGTCCAGATGGGCCGCGTCGTGGACTTCTCCAAACACCGCAAGGGGAGCAAACGTCATGAAACTGTCTGACCTGTGGCCAGGCCACAAACCACCAGCCCGCACCCCGTCTCGGCCTGTCGTATCGGTAACCGTCACCAAGCGTGTTGACCCTGAGCAACCCACTGCCAGTGGCAACACCCCTGAACCGGCCGCCGGCCCACGCGGGCCAATTGAGCTGCCGCCCACCCTGGCCCAGTGCGAGGTGCTCGAGGAGACGTTATGCCGTGATGCCATCCGCCTTGAGTGCCAGATCGGCCAGGCCAAGGGCAGAGCGGTGTCCGAAGGCAAGTACGCCAACCCTGACTGGTACCACCGGGCCAAGGCCGCGCTCAAGCACATCAACCGCGACCGGCAGCGTCTGGTTCAGCACATGCGAGCGCTGCGCGTGGAGATGCGGCGCAGTTGCCCCGCTTGGCAGGGCAGGGACAAGGCCATCCTGCGAGAGCTGAACGCCCGGGTATCAAAGGAGCTGTACGACGAGTGCGTGCGGGTGGTGGACGAGGGACTGGAGGTGATTCGATGAATCCGCTCAAGCTGATTGCGAAGGTGCTATCGCCTGTGCCCGAGTCGAAAGGATATCAGCCAAAGGCTGATATCACTGACGGTATTGCCGTGCTCCTGCCAGGGGCCCAAATGGTCGAGATCAAGCGATATCCCGAGGCCGAGCGCATCGCCGCTTCACTGCGCGACTTCCCAGGCGACTGGGGCTGGGAGCACAAGGGGCATACGCTCAAGCATGTACCGACAGGTTTTGTGCTGTGGGTCGCGAATGGAGATTGGGCACTTGGAGAGCGGGCCAATGGATGCACCGCTAAGTTTCGCGCGGAGGAGCAGGCGATCATCTGGCCAGCTGTTGAAGCCTGGCTGGCCTCCCGGAAGACCGGTTTCACCGGCCGACTGCCCAAGGTGAGGATCGGCTTCGACAATGCCGGCTGGTGGTGCCGCACGGATGGTCACCCTTGGGTAGGGCGCGGAGGCTCGCCAGCCTACGCATACCAATCCTGGGCTAGGGCCGTATCAGTGGAGGCGCGCACCGACCAGCGCCCCGGTGAAATTCTGCACGTATGGAGTGCCGCACGATGAGCAACGTTACTGCGGCCCTGCCGCGCAAGAGCCTGACCGCCGTTGAGTGCAAATTCCTCAAGGTGGGTAACCGCATGCTCCTAGAGCAGAACAACGGCCGCATCGCCTCGGCAGCCCTGATGGATATCGTGGCTGACTGGCACGCCGCGCGCGCCAACGTGGGATTCGAGCAGTTTGCCAAGGGATGGATCACCGAAGGCAACGCCAAGAACAAACACGCTGACAAGCTGCTGCGCGACCTGTTCGGCCTCGACACCGACCCTACGCCCCGGAGGGCTGCATGAAGAAAAGAACCTACGTGGACAAGGCCCTTGGCGACACTGAGTACATGCTCGAGCAGTGGGGTTTCTGGCGGATGTGCGAGATGGGCGTTCCCCGGTACGTTTCACCCCTCTATGCGCTTATGCGGGACAACGTCCCCTCTGTGGGCGGCGTACGACAGCACGTAATCACGGATGATCTGGCCCTGGTGGTGGACGGCGCCGTGGCTCGGCTGGTGAAGCGCAACCAGCAGATGGGTGATTTCGTATGGGCCTACTACGGCTACAAGCACCCCGCAATGAGGGTAGGCCGGGAAGCTGGCATGTCGGAACGCAAGGCGCGGGAGATAATCAAGGCCGGCGTGGCATGGATCGATTGCGCGCTCGAGGAAATTCGAGAGGCTGCATAAAAAGTTCTATGCGGGCGGATAAACACCTGTTTTCATAGCAGCGTGTCCAGCTTGCAAGCAACGTGACACCTACAAACCCTGGCTACTTGGCTGGGGTTTTTACATTCAGAATTTGCATTACAGCGGAACGAATTGATGGCACTCTGATTCTGATAGCTTGCTAAAAAAAACCATCAGGATTTTGTGATCATGAAAAAAATTATCACCGCTGCGGTGTTAGCTTTTTTGGCTACCGGCACACAGGCTGCTGACCTTTCTGGCGCAATCGGGGCGACAAGCCAGGGCGGCTTGACTGCTCGTGCAGCTGTAGGTTTTGACTGGGACAAGAGCTGGTTTGAAACCAACACCGGCCGCTTAACCGGCTACTGGGATGCTGGCTACACCTACTGGGAAGCTGGAGACGCTTCCGGTGGAGCTCATTCGCTGTCCTTCTCCCCTGTGTTCGTTTATGAATTTGGTAGCGGTAACGTGAAGCCGTTCATCGAAGCGGGCATCGGGTTGGCGGTTTTCTCTGGTACCTCCGCTGGCGATCAGGAATTTGGCTCGGCCTTCAACTTCGAGGACCGCATCGGCGCGGGCTTGAAGATTGGCGAGACTCAGAAAGTCGGTATTCGAGCAATACATTACTCCAACGCTGGCATCAAACAGCCAAACGATGGCATTGAGTCGTACTCGCTTTTCTATAGCCACCGGATTTGATTGGTTGATCCCATCTCGTCCGTTATGCGCGGACGAGACGGGTTTTAGGCATAGAGCGTGATACGCACATCGGAAATGCCCAAATCGGCGACCGCCCTAGCCAGTTCTTCATGAGCGACAGGGAACGGCACGCGCATTGCCGTCACAGGATCTGTATGGGCATGCAGCCGCAGAAGCACAGCGAGAGCGTCATTCCGGCGAAATGACGTCGGCGAATCGCAAACCCAAAACCGGGCATGTCCTTTAAGGTTGTAGTCGATTTTGTATTTCATGCGATGCTCGATTTTTCCCAATGAACATCGGTAATGCCGTAACGCTCCGCCAACGGCCGCGAGATTTTTTTTAAGTCAGCCGTTCTGAATCTGGGAATCACCCCGACGCCCGCATCACAGGCGGCCCAATGCCAGGCTTCCGCGTTATCCATTTTTTCTGTACGGATGATAAAGCTGCGCGCCTCACCATGAAGCTGATACTCAATGAGGAATAGCGATTGGTTGAGCATTTTCTGCGTCCGATAAGAGGCCGATCCGGTCATCGATTCTTTTAGCGTTCAGATGAAGATAAGGCAAGGTCGATCGTCCCCCGCCGACTATCTATGCGCTCTACATCATAGTTTGGAGATAAAATGGACCCGACCGACCTCGGCCCAGGCACAGCCACCTGGCTGGGCGGTACGGGCACCGTCCTGCTGGGCGGCTTCCTTTGGCTGCGCAAATTCCTATCGAAAGATGCGACCGATCGCGCAATGGACAACGCCGATATCGGCACGGTGCGCCGCCTAAACGAACTGCTCGACTCGGAACGCGAGGCCCGCAAGCTTGCCGAGGCCCGGGCCGATCAGTTCGCCAAGGAGCGTAACGACCTAGCCGCCACCGTTGGGCGCATGGAAGGGAAGATCGAGGCTCTGACCAGCCAGGTTGGCCAGCTCACTGAGCGTGTCTCGCTGCAAAGCGAAGAGATCGCCCGCTTGCGCACCAAGCTCGGAGGTATGTCGTGATGGACAGATGCGCACTTGAATTCATTGCTCGCCGCTGGTGGCGTCGGATTGAGGTTTGGGTAATCGCCCTTCTGCTCGTGGTCGGTGGCGGTTTCGGCGGCTATCAACTCGCCCAGTGGGCACTGGCCCGCAGCTACCTGGAGCAAGTCGCCGAGATACGCGCCGCTTATGACGAAGCAAGCCTACAGCGCGACCAGCGCCTGGATGAACTGGCCAGGCAGACGGGTAGTGCAGCGGCCAAGGCGTCGAAAGCCGCAACAACAGCCACCCAAGCAGCAGACAAGGCAGACCAGGCTGTAGACAGGGCAGGGGAAGCGCTCAATCGCGTGACACCCTGATCCGCGCCACAAAATCGACAAGCGCCGTTTCGTGGCGCGAGGAATCCGCATGGAAAAGAAACCCCTGATCCTTGGCCAAGAGCTTGGCCAGGCTGTCTGCCAGGTGCTTGGCCTGGACGCATCGAAGATCACTTCCATCACCATTCGCATGGAGCCCAACACCGCTGCTTGCGTCGAGGTCGTCAACACCATCAGCCAGGTGGAAGGCGAGAAAATCGCAGGCGCCCTGGGGGTCTACGGTCTGACCCGCCGTGGCATGTGATGTCCTGCAGTGGATGCGCCGCCCGGCGCGAGTGGATAAATAAATGGACCAAGGTGGCATATGAGCGAGCAAGAAACCTTCTCACACCAGATCGAGAACCTCAGCCCGAAGAAGGGCGACCTGCTGGTGATCAGCGTTCCATTCCCAATCAAGGCGGAGCAGCGCGAGCGGCTGACTCAGCACCTGGCGGGGACGGCTGATCGACTCCAGTGTGAGCTGGTCGTGCTTGAGGCGGGCATCACTGCCCAACTGCAACCAAGCGTGAGCGACCTGTTGGCCGAGCAGCAGAAGCAGACCGCACTGCTCGAGCAGATCGCAACCCAGAACCTGGCACTGATCGAGGCACTGGCTGACGGCGCAGATGTAGACCCAGACGCCGAGCCGCAGAACTACTTGGACGGTTCGCCATGCCGTTGAGGCCGCAACGCCCATGTCGGGCGCAGGGCTGCCGATCGTTGCACCGCAACGCCAATAGCTACTGCGATTGTCATGCAGAGCTGGCTGCCGAACAGGCCAAGGCCTGGGCGACACGTAAGGGGTCGGGCCGTGGTGGTCGCCCCTGGCGCCGCAAGCGTGAGCGAATTCTGAAGCGAGACCAGTACCTCTGCCGGTGCGATGACTGCACCCAGCTAGGTCGAATCCGCGAAGCCCATGAGGTTGACCACATCGTGGCCCTGGCCCACGGCGGTACCGACGATGACGGCAACCTTAGGGCTATCAACCGCGACTGCCACAAGGCGAAGACGCAACGGGAGTCGAAGGCGATCAAAAAATGATCGAAATCGGCGCAAATGAGACGGAATCTCGTCTATGGGGAGGGGGAGGACCTAAAGTTCAGGCCTTTCCGCTCGGACACCGCGCCCTCAGCTTTTTTTCCACTTCCGCAAAATTCAGGTTTTCAAAATGGCCCGACCGCGCAAGCCGACCAACGTGCTTGAGCTGACCGGTGCGTTCAAGAAAGACCCCCAGCGTCGCCGTGAGGATGCCGAACCAGTGGGTGAGCTGACCGCACCGCCGGCTCACATCAACGGAGCAGTGCTCCACGCCTGGAAGGAGATTGCGAAGTACGCCCCGCGGGACGTGCTGACCAATTCCGACCGACTCAGCCTGGAACTGGCCGCCAACCTACTGGCCCAGTTCCGCAACGCCCCACTCGATTTCCCTGCCGCCAAGCTAGTGCGCCTGGAGGTCATGCTCGGCAAGTTCGGCATGACGCCGGCTGACCGGTCCAAGGTGGGCGGGGGTAAAAAAGACGCGCCGAAGGGCAATGCATTCGCGGAGCTGTGATGGCCAAGGTGAAATTTCCGCTGATGAAGGCGGCCGAAAAGTACGCCAAGGATGTCGTCGCCGGGAAGATCCTCGTCTGCAAATGGATCCAGCTGCTGGCCCAGCGTCATCTCGACGACCTGGCTGCCTCAAAGCGCAAGGACTTTCCGTACAAATTCGATCCCGCCAAGGCGGAGAAAGTCGCCAAGTTCCTGCAGCTTCTGCCGCACACCAAGGGTAAATGGGGCGGAAAGAAGCAGCTGATCAAGCTGGAGCCCTGGCAACTTTTCTCGGTTTGCGTGCCGTTCGGCTGGGTCCGCAAGAAGGATGGCACCCGGCGTTACCGGACGATCCTGGTGTTCGTACCCAGGAAGAACGGCAAATCGATCATCGGCGGCGGCGTGGGTCTGTACATGTTCGTCGCCGACGGAGAGTTCGGCGCCGAGGTCTACTCTGGCGCGACCACGGAGAAGCAGGCCTGGGAGGTGTTCAGGCCGGCCAAGCTGATGGTCGAGCGTACCGACGATTTGCGAGAGCACTACGGCGTCGACGTGAACGCATCCAATATGGTCGTTTTAACCGATGGGTCGCGCTTCGAACCGGTCATCGGCAAGCCTGGCGACGGCTCTTCGCCGTCCTGTTCGGTGGTCGACGAGTACCACGAACATCAGGATTCGACGCTCTACGACACCATGGAAACCGGCATGGGCGCCCGCGAGCAGCCAATCATGCTAGTCATCACCACTGCGGGGTCCAGCATCGGAGGGCCGTGCCACCAGCTGATCCGCGACTCCGAGCGGATGCTGGAAGGGGTCATTGAGCGCCCGGATCTCTGGCCCGCGCTCTACACCATTGACCATGGCGACGACTGGACCAGCGAGATCGCGCTGCGCAAGGCGAATCCGAATTTCGGTATATCGGTTGGCGAGGACTTCTTGCTGGCCCGCCAGCGTGACGCGATGCAGTCGGCAACCAAGCAGGCCACCTTCCGCACCAAGCACCTGAACGAGTGGGTAGGCGCCAAGAATGCCTGGCTAAACATGCTGCGCTGGAAAGAGGCCCCGGTCAGGAAGAGCCTTGCAGATCTGGAGGGCCGTCCGTGCTACGGCAGTCTCGACCTGGCGAGCAAGATCGACATTGCTGCGAACCTGCTGATCTTCCCGCCTCATGGCGACGACCCGTTCTGGCATATCCATGCCAGGTACTACCTGCCTGAAGCGAGAGTGCTCGAGGAGCTGGACAGCAACACCGCACGGTACCGCGAGTTCGATGCGCTCGGCCTACTGACGCTGACCGACGGAGAGGTCACCGATTTCGAAGTGATCAAGGAGGACATGCGCGAGTTTGCCGGTCGATTCGACATCCGGGCCTACGCCTACGACCCGTGGCAGGCCACCCAGCTGGCCCAGGAAATGGACGCCGAGGGATTGCCGATGGTTGAGCTGCGTCAGACGGTGCAGAACCTGAGCGAGCCCATGAAAGAGGTTGAAGCCCTGGTGCTCCAGCGCAAGCTGGCCCACGGTGACTGCCCGGTGTTGACCTGGATGGCCTCGAACGTGGTGGCGAAGCTGGACGTGAAGGACAACATCTACCCCAACAAGGAGCGCCCGGAGAACAAGATCGACGGCATGGTGAGCCTGATCACCGGCTGCGCCGTGGCCATCAAGCTCGGTATCGATGACTCTGGCCACTTCGATGACTTTCTTGCCAGCCCGATCGTGGTTGGCTAACGGGACTACCTATGAAAACTGGCCTGATCATCTTTCTGGTGCTTGCCGCCGGCGGCTTGCTGCTGGGCGTCGCTGGCGTATATGTGCTGGCCGGCCTTGGTTACGCGCTGCTGGCTGCAGCCGGCTCGCTATTGGTCGCCGCGGGCTTCATTCGCAAGGGGTTGATCGGTGGCTAAATCACTCACTCAGATCCTCGGCCGGGCCCTGGTGAAGTCGGCCGAGCCGGGAGTGGCATCGAGCCTGGCGGGCTGGGCGGGGCGCAAGATCGGCCTAACCGACTCCGCCTTCTGGAACACCTTCTACGGCACCGACTCGGCATCAGGGAAGGTGGTCAGCCAGCAAACGGCGCTCCAGCTCTCGACTGTGTGGGCTTGCGTGCGGCTGATCGCTGAAACCATCGCGACGCTGCCGCTCGCCTTGTACGAGGACAAAAACGGGGCGCCAGTGGTGGCCAGTTCTCACCCTGTCAACTTCGTCATCAGTCAGCAGCCGAACGCTGACCAGACCCCAGTGGAGTTCTGGGAGAACGTCATGGCCAGCCTGCTCCTGCAAGGGAACGCATTCTGCGAGCCCCACCAGAGCGGCCGCACCCTGACGAGCTTGGAGTTTCTCCTGCCTCAGAACATGTCGCCACCGCGTCGCCTGGCGGACGGCTCCATCGAGTACCGCTACACCGACAACTTCGGCAAGCCTCACACGCTTACCGAGGATCAGATGGTTCACGTTCGAGCCTTCGGGGTGGACCCGCTTTGCGGTCTGTCGCCGCTGGCCTACGGGCGCCAGGTACTTGGCTCGGCCATGGCCGCTGATGAATCGGCGGCGAAGATGTTCGCCAACGGCATGAAGCTGGGCGGAGTGCTGTCCACCGACCAGATTCTCAAGCCGGACCAGCGGAAGGACATCCGAGAGGACATGATCAAGCAGTTCTCCGGCGCGACCAACCACGGCAAGACGATGGTTCTTGAGGCGGGCATGAAGTACCAGCAGGTCTCAATGACGCCCGAGGATGCCCAGATGCTGCAGACCAGGGCGTTCAACGTCGAGGAAATTTGCCGATGGTTCCGGGTGCCGCCCTGGATGGTCGGGCACACGCAGAACTCCACCAGCTGGGGTACCGGCATGGAGCAGCAGATGATCGGCTTCCTGTCCTTCACTCTGCTGCCCTGGATCAAGCGCATCGAGATGTGCGCCAACCGGCGCCTGCTGCGCCCAGATGAGCGGCGCCGCTTCTACGTGAAGTTCAACCCAGAAGGGCTGCTGCGCATGGATAGCGCTGCGCGTGCGGCCTTCTACAGCTCGATGACCCAGAACGGGATTTACACCCGGGACGACTGCCGGCGCAAAGAGAACTTGCCGCCGGAGGGTGGCAACGCGGCAAAGCTCACCGTGCAATCCAACATGCTGCCGATCGACAAGCTGGGCGAAGACCCCGGCGGCGCCAACCAGGCCAAGGCGGCGCTGCTCGACTGGCTCAACGACCAGCCAAGAGGTAACACCCCATGAGACAAAAGGATCGACTGGCGGCGGTCAAGTATCGCTCCTTCGACTATGACGTAAAGGCTGTCGGCGACGACGGCCTTTTTTCTGGCTACGGGTCGGTGTTCGGCGTGGTCGACAGCTACAACGAGGTCGTCGCACCAGGTGCATTTCTCGAATCGATTGCCGAGGCCAAGGCCAAGGGCCGCACCTTCCCCGTACTCTGGCAGCACCGAACCGGTGAGCCCATCGGCAGCTGGAACATCGAAAGCCTGAAGGAAGACGACCGTGGCCTGTTCGGTGAAGGCGAGCTCTGGCTGGCTGACGCACCTTACGCCCGCATCGCCCATCGGGGCATGCAAACCCGCTCCATCACCGGCCTGTCCATCGGCTACTACGTTCGCGAATCCACCTTCGATGAAAAAACCCGCATCCGCACGCTGACGAAGCTGGACCTAATCGAGATCTCCATCGTCACCGTGCCGGCCAACGACGAAGCGCGTACCGACACCATCAAATCGAAGCTGGCCCATGGCGGCCTGCCATCGATGCCCGAATTTGAGTTGCTCCTGCGCGAGGCAGGCTTCTCGAAAACCCAGTCGGCGGTGATTGCCAACCGCGGGCTGCAGCACCTGCTCCGGAGCGAGTCCGAGGGCGACCTGGCAGAACTTGAAATCGTCGAGGCGCTGAAATCACGCCCGGCACTGTCTCTCCCATCGTTTTGAGGATTCACCATGCATAACGCCATGAGCAACCAGGCTCGCTCCGAACGCCGCCAGTTCCAGCGCAAAGAGCACGCCGACGACAAGATTCAGCTGAAGGCTGTCAACGACCTGCTCGACCAGCGTGACGAGGAGATCAAGGCATTCGCCAAGAAGGCGGCTGAAGAGATCAAGGAGCACGGCACTATCCTGACCGAAACCAAGACCATCCTTGATGGACTGGTGAAGGACGGCCTGGGCCTGCAGGACCGCCTGCAAGAGATCGAGCAGAAGATGGCCCGCCGCTTCTCTGCCAACGATCCGGTCGACTTCAAGTCGGCTGGCGAGGAACTGACCGAATGCGACGACTTCAAGTCGCTGCAAACTCGCGGTCGGGGCATCGTTCGCGTGGGTCGCAAGGCCGTTACCAACATCACCAGCGCTACCACCGGAACCGGTGGCGTAGGCGCTGGCATTCAGCCGACCCGCGTTCCTGGCATCGTGGTAGGGCCTGAGCGCGAGTTCACCATCCGCGATCTGATCATGCCGGGTCGCACCGGCTCGAGCTCGGTTGAGTTCGTGCAGGAAACCGGCTTCCAGAACATGGCCGCTTCCCAGGCGGGTGAGGGCGCCGCGAAAGCCCAGTCCGACCTGTCCTTCGGCCTGAAGACCACCAACGTCATCACCATCGCCCACTGGTTCCGCGCTTCCAAGCAGGTGCTGTCTGACATCCCGCTCCTGCAGAGCTACATCAACGGCCGCGCGATCTACGGCCTGAAGTACAAGGAAGAGGAGCAACTGCTGGCCGGCGACGGTACCGGCCAGAACCTGCTGGGCCTCATCCCGCAGGCCACCGCCTTCAACGAGGCGCTGCGCAAGACTGGCGACACCAAGATCGACACCCTGCGCCGCGCGATCCTTCAGGTGCGTGTAGCCGAGTACCGCGCATCGGCCATCGCGCTGAACCCGGTGGACTGGGCCGACATCGAGCTGACCAAAGACGCCAACGGCTCCTACATCTGGGTGAACGTCCAGGAAGGCGGCGTCCAGCGCCTGTGGAAGCTGCCGGTGGTGGACAGCAACGCAGTGCCAGAGGGGGAGTTCCTGGTCGGCGCGATGAACATTGCCGCCCAGGTGTTCGACCGCGAGGAAGCGGCCGTAGAGGTCTCCACCGAGGACGGCGACAACTTCCGCACCAACATGGTCACCATCCGCGCCGAGGAGCGCCTGGCGCTGGCGGTGTACCGCCCTGAATCGTTCGTACACGGCGAGTTCGAGGACACCCCTTAATCTGCCCAGGAGCGCGCCCGGGAAACCGGGCGTGACTGCACATGCCAGAAGTCAAAGTGAAAACCATCAAGGGCTTCAACAACGACGGCCAGTACGCTAAGCGCAACACGGAGATCACCGTCGACGAGCTGCGTGCTCGCGACTTGCTGCGTAATGGCCTGATCGAGGATTACGACGTGAAGCAAGCCCAGGAAACCGAGAACAAGAAGGCCCCGGAGCCGACCAATAAGGGCGGCAAGGGAGCATCCAACAAGGCCAAGGAGTGATCCATGTCCGTGATCGCCATCGACCTGGCCATGCACCACCTGCTGGCCGAACCTGACGACCAGGTGCTGGTCCAGGCGCAGCTCGATGCCGCGGAGGAGGCGGCCATGCAGTTCCTCAACCGCCGTTTTTACCTTGACCAGGTGGCGCTTGATGCTGCCCGCGCTGGTGTGCCAGCGGCAATGCAGCAAGCCAAGGAAGCCAACGCAGCAGCTGTAGCTGCCGCTGAGGCGGAGCAGGACCACACCCTGCGCTGCCGGCAGCTGGAATACGCACGCAAAGCGCTGGCGGACGCCTACGACGTGGCGGATTCCATCGCCTACGGAATGGTGCTGAACCCTGCCATCCAGGCGGCTTGCCTGCTCAAGCTGGGTCACCTGTTCGCCAACCGCGAGGATGTCGTCACCGGCACGATCGCCACTGAGCTACCGCTGGCGTCTCAGCACCTACTGATGCCTTATCGCATCCGGATGGGTGTGTGATGCAGGCCGGTAGGCTAAGGCACCGCATCGACATTCAGGAACTGCGACCAGTGCGTGACCCGGTGACCCTGGAGTTCGGTGAACCTGAATGGGTGACCCGCTGGGGGAAATGCCCTGCCAGTGTTGAAGACCTGTCAGCCAGAGACTTCATTGCGGCGCAGGCTGGCCAGGCGCAGGCCACTGGCCGCATGGTGATCCGGTACCGCCCGGGCGTGCTTCCTACCATGCGCATTCTGTACCGGGGCGATGTGTATAGCATCGTCGGCCCGCCCCTGGCTGACGCCAAGTCCGGTTTGGACTACCTGACGATTTTGGTCGAGAAGGGCGTGAAGGATGGCTGACGGTGTCGATTTCTCCATTAATGGCCTGGATAGCTTGATCGGCAAGCTGGATGCCGTCAGCTACGACATTCGCCGCAAGGGTGGGCGGGCAGCGCTGAGGAAGGCTGCCCAAGTGGTGGTGCAAAAGGCCAAGGCCGGCGCCGAGCGCATTGATGACAAGGCTACTGGCCGCTCGATTGCGGACAACATCGTGCTGCGCTGGAACGGGCGCTTGTTCAAGCGAACCGGCGACCTGGGCTTCCGGATCGGAGTGCTGCACGGCGCGGTACTCAAGAATGGCGGGGACTTGAGCCAGAATGCCCCCACCCCTCACTGGCGGTTGCTTGAGTTCGGTACCGAGAAGATGGCTGCAGTGCCGTTCATGCGCCCGGCCTTGGCCAACAGCATCAGCGAGGTTACCAACACTTTCGTCACCGAGTACGAGAAGTCGATTGACCGCGCTATCCGGCGCGCTGCGAAGAAGGCGGCATCCTCATGACACCACCTATCGTGCAGGCCTGCCTGCGTAGTCCTGCCGTGACGGCGCTGCTCGGCAGCGGAACTGCGATGCGTCTCTACTCGTTTGGGGAGGCGGAGCAGGGCGTGGCAAAGCCATACGCCGTGTGGCAGGTCGTCAACGGTGTTCCAGAGAACTACCTGGCTGGGCGCCCTGATCTGGACGGCTTCACCCTGCAGGTCGATGTGTATGCCGCTACTGGTGAGTCCGCCCGAAAGGTCCGTGACGCAATCCGTGACGCGGTTGAACTGGAGGCCTACGTCACCCGCTGGGGTACCGAGGGGCGCGACCCCGAAACCAAGAACTATCGAACCAGTTTTGACGTGGATTGGATGGTCGTTCGATAACTGGCCTGATAGCGTGACGGGGGCGACATGAAAATAACGCAACAAGACCTGATCAGCGTGTATGTCGCTGGTCGTGTGACTCTGGATTCTACCGAGGCGTTCTTTGCTATCCACGGACGAATGGAGTCACGGCTTTATCTCGAGCTACATAGCCGTAGCTGTGGCCTGATCGGCCATGCAGAGCTTCGGTTGGTGGGCGGCGAGGATTTTATTGGCCGAGGGATTGGAGGCCTTTACGAATTAGCTCAGCTGCTGCCGGCAGATTGTCCATGCCCAGGTCCAGTAGTTTCGTTGTCAGGTGTGACATGGCCTCGGAAGGAAGCTCTCGCAAGGTTTTCAGAATCCCTGACTTCTCCTGCTCAGGCAGGTCTGACTCTTGAATCTTGGCCTCAAGGATTTGCCGAATTGAATCCTGATGGATCTTGATTGTTACGGTGCCAAGAATGGCACCAAGACCACCGTCGTCAGCCAAGAAGTCCAACCCCTTCGCGGTGATGGTGGCAATGGCTGGAGTAGGGTAGGCAGGTCCTATTTCCCTATCCTTGCTCACAGTGATCAGGCCAAGTTCAGCTAGATAGTAAAGATTCTGCGATCCAGTCTTAGCGTCCAGCCCTAGCTCCTCTGAAGGGTTTGCAACCGGCGTTGGGTAGGTCTCGGAAAGCATATTCAGAATTTGGTGTTGCACATCGCGATTAAGCATGGCCGCTCCCTGGTCGGATGAGCTCAACGGTACTACGCGCACAGATTCACCTGGTACTGAC